GTAGCTCGTGGTACCTCCAGTACCGGACGGGGTAGTAAAGGCGGCTCAGGGAGCCTTAGAACCGGCAGTACCGGTGGTGCTCCCAAGTCCATCAGCCGCCAAAGAGACCACGCTCGATGAAATCAACAGCTTGGTCGTCAACAGTGTTATCAGATTGCTCAGCCAGTTTGCGGAGCATGTCAACAATCAATCGCTTTACTTTGTCGCTATTAAGGAACGACATAAGAACGGGACGGATAAGTGCAATCATTGTTCTAAAGGGGGTAAAGGTTTAGTTGTCAGCCGGAAGCGGTTCGTTGCCTTCGGCTAGCCAGGCAAGGTACTCCTGGTAGTCGATATTGGCAGGATCGAAAGGAATGCAGACGCCATCAGATAGGCGAATAACAGAAAAATCAGTGTCAGATCCTAAAGGTTTTGGTGAAAGTTGATACATGATCAAAGCTCCGCAGAAAAGGATAGGTAATCGTTGGAATTGCCATTAATTTGAGCGCAAGTTGCCGTTCCAGTACTTAATCCGCTGGCAACAGAAAAACTTATATCTGACGACAAGCTGGTCGCATAGTTGGAAAGGATGCCTGTGACCACTGGAGCGGCACCGGCTTGCCTAAGTCTAAGGCCAGATCTCTCAGCAGTAGGTGCAACTCGCATTTCTACTGGAAAAGCTACATATAATTCGCAAGCGGTTGAACTTGAAGCAAAACCAGATGCCACAAAACTATAAGCAGTAACGTTGCCATTTTTCCAGTAGTACCTCTGACACCTCGCCAGCTCATCGCCGTAGCTCCGGTGTTCAAACGGTGTGGCGACGGATCCGACTTCTAGTTGGACGCCGGTGAGGTAAAACTCGCCGTCCGTGCTGTCGTAAACATTGACCTGATTGGAAGTTGCACGGTTTGTTGTGCTGTGCCAGGCTCCAGAAGTCCCGCCGTCAATATCTGGACCAGCTGATAGTATCCAGTTTATTTCTATTCCTACACCGTTGTCATTGTTAAATACAGCGTTAGCGTGACCAGGAATTTGAATGCTGATCCTTTCCCAAGTGTCGGCAGTCAATGAATATTCAGCAAGATAATATTTGTCTGTAGTCGTATCATCAGCAACCAAATGTATACAATGTGCGCCAGTTTTACTTGAACGTGCCCAGAACGAAAGAGTAATAGACGAATTTGTGTCTGTGTAATCCCATCCTGAATTTCTTAAATCTTGCGCCTCAACCTTGTACTGGATTTCACTTCTCATAGATCCAGTTAAGGTCGCAACTGCAGTAGTCACGTCAAGTCCAAAAGAACTGGAAAAACCCTCTCCCGCTGGAACTGTTGTGGATTGACTGTTGGTTACTACCCCAGTATGACCGCCAGAAAAACGTGTCCTGTATCTATCAAGAGTGCTGAAAGCTTCTGATGCTCCGTCTTGCACACCTGTTTGGATTGTCCCCCGTTGAGCCACCTGCATCGCACCGTTGATGATGAGGTTGCGGTTGCTAAGCGGTCCACTAGAAGGCATTGCCACGCCATCAACCGTGACGTGACCGGAGGTGTCAATGGAGATTCCACCGTCAGTGGTGGAGGTGTTTTGTAGGGTGTTTACTCGTAATGTGCTCATGAGTTTCCTCCGGGTTTAACTGGCCAAACGGGGTTAGCCGGATCCACGGTGTTAGCCGGTAGATCGCGGAGTGCTTGGCGGTAAGACCGCATCTCGTCAGTCAGGGTTGAATCAGCAAGAGCGAGGTAGTCGGTTTCGGTAAGGAGTTGGTTGCGTTGACGACGCACCTCCTTCATTTGTTCTACGGGGAGAACGTCGCGGACGTAAGCTTCGCGTTCTTGGATTTCTTCGGCGGTCAGTTCGACTGTAGTGACTTCACCGGTTTGTACGTTAAGAATAGTTTTCATGACGTTCACGTTAAATAACGAATGACCCAGCTACCGGAATCGAAATTGCCAGTGCTAAAATAAAACTCAACTTGAGTCAGTGCGCCACTAAGAGTAATTGAGCTGTTTAACTTCATAAGGTAGAGATACCCTAAATCAGCCATTTGACCTTCAATGTACCAAGTATTTCCAGTTACATTTACTAAACGTACAAAACCGTCCCATCCCCTGCCGGTATCGTTTCCTGCCCAAAACTCGTTATAGCCTGAGGCATCGCCAACGCCAGTAGAACTGCCGTCATATGTGGATATGCATTGGTAGCCGCTTGTAGCAAGTCCTGATGATGTTCCAAGTCGAAATCTTAAAGTTGCTGTTGAAGCTGGACTTACATCTTTGAAAGTAATCAGAATCTCTTTTGCGTCAGAAGAAATTGAACCAAAATTTACTACCGACCCACTTGTGCTAGTTGTAGTTGCTTCTGTCAGCGAAAGGCTGCTTGGAAGCGTCTGCCAACTCAACCCACCAGAACCATTAGTCTGCAGGTATTGACCGCTAGACCCACCACCATCGGGTAGGGTCAGCGTATGACTGCCAGCTGCTGCTGGTACATCTAGTTCGACGTAACCGGAGCTACTGCCGTTTAATCGTAGTGCCATTAGTTAACCTCCGGTTTAGGATACTTAGCTTTCACAGCGGCACACGCTGCGTAGTACTCGTCAAGTTTGGTGTTATCGCCTTGGTTCGACCAGTACAAGGCGTCAGCAAGAGTTGCCAGTGAGGGGTACTCAGGTTGGCGGTTGCGTTGGTATTGGGTAGCAGCAGCTTCGGCTGCAAGTTCTGCAGCAGCTGCATCGACAAGAGCTTGGTCCAGTTCGATCTGGTTGCCGTCAGCGTCGAAGGCTCCAGTGCCGTCGTCAATAGTGACCGCGTTGGAATATGCGCGGCGGATAGCTTCGTGATTAAGCATTAGGTGCTACCTCCATGACAATAATGCCGGAACCTGGTCTGGTATCACGGGGACTTGAAGTGTCGAGATTACCTCCTGTTCTGTTGATTGTTGCGGTATCTCCTTGCACGGCAATTTGCACTTTATATGTAATGCTGGACGTTAATCCGGGTGAGTCTAAATAAGAGGCAGAAGTGGAAACCGTATGATAAATGTCTGTATTTTGGTATCTGTTAGTTGCCTGCCCTTTGTTTCCATCGGAATCTCCAACGGCAATAGGGGTGCTGTTTCTGACAAGCCGGAAAGCCGTAGTGTAGCCAGAAACTGTATTGGATCCGTTTATATAATAAAAAATTAAGATGTTGTTACTTGTTGATGCCGGTGTTATCGAAACCGATAAACCTGTCAAGTCAGTGAATGTACTTGATGTTGTGGTAAATGTATCTGATTTAAAAGTCTGTCGGACCTGCAAAAGCTTCCCACCAACACCAGACGGCAACGTAACCGTCTTACCACTCAAGTCAAGTGTAGCTGCCAGGTCATCTGCGGTTACTGTTGCATCAGGGTAACCACCTGCTGTAATTCCGGTAATCGTACCGGATCCGTTAATTTGAATAGGCATAATTAAACAATAACCCAGTTAGCGTTGGTTTCGACTGTTACAGTGTGTCCAGATTCAATAGTCATAGGACCACCGTTGATCACATTGTTACCAGAAGTAATGGTGTAATCGTCATCAATACTGTTAGCGTGAACAACTGCCCAACGCTTAGTACCAGAGGCACCCATTTCTGGATAAGAAGTACCGCCACCAATAGCACCCCAGGCAGAACCGTCGTAACCTTCAAATGAAGTGCTAGTAGTGTTAAACCGGAATTGACCGGCAACAGGGGAACCTGGGCGAGCACCGTCAGCACCAGAAGGAATGTTAGCAGCACCATCGGTAGCAGTTTGAGGGACATACCCATCAATGGTTTGACCACTGTTAAAGGTGATGTCACCCGTCATTGTACCGCCGCTCAGCAGCAGCGCTTCGGTGTCAACGTAGTTCTTGGTCGCTGCATCTTGTGCACCGGTAGGATCGGTAACGTTAATGATGCGATGACTATTAACATTAACTTGACCAGTCCCTTGAGGATTCAATCTAACGTCAATGTTAGCTGGAGCAGTGATAGGACGGTTGATTGAGAGGTTACCGCCACCAGATCCACTAATAACAATGTCACCAGAACCTGTATTATCAATAGTTCCGTCTAAAATAATAGTACCACTTACACCAGTAGTAGAATCTAGGACAATATTACCAAGTTCATTAGTAATAATGTTACCGTTTAAGTCAAGATCACCACCCAGCTGCGGAGTAGTATCTTCTACAACTTCGTCAATACCAGAAATCTGTGCATCAACATAAGCTTTAGAAGTAGCCTCAGTGCTAGAAGTAGGTGTAGCAGGAAGACCAGTAATGGTATTACCGTTAACGTCCAGGTCACCGCCAAGCTGAGGTGATTGATCCGACAACAAGTTAAACGCAATAGAACCTTCAGGAATGGTAACAAAGCCAAGCTGTTGGTCTACCTCAAAGAAGTCACCAACCTTGAACTTACCGTTGTGATCGGTAGTAGCAGTCCAAATCTTACCGTTGTTAGATTCAACGACTTGATTAGCTTCAATCGGCACACCACCGTTCTCAGGCAGTGCAGTATAGTCAGTACCAGAACCGACGTACTCCATCGTGTGACCGCTAGAGGCGATCTGGGAACGAAGGTAGAAGTCAATGGTAAGGGGTGTTGTTTTATCACCATCAATACCAAGGTTATTGCTACGGTCAGTAGGGTCAGGGCGGCTAATCGTCACATCCCATCCACCGCCGTTTGCAACAGCAGACAGAATAGGATAGAAAGTACCGTCTACATCGACAAGCATGTTGTTAGCCGGACGAGTAGCAGTACCGTGCCACGAAGCACCAGCAGTAGGCGCATCAATGGTAAAGGTAGTATCACCGCTAGTAATACCAGTGCTTAAAGCAGCACTAAAGATTGCAGCAGTAGAACGACCATCTGCAACCAGAGCTTGATCACCAAAGTCAGTGGTAGAAGCAGCCAGGTTAGCCTGACCACCAGTCAGACACTTGATGTGATACTTGTTAAAGAATGCATAACTACTGGTAATCTGGGTGTAACCATTGTTAACAACAAGAATACCAGGACCATTCAGTGCAACGTGGGTGTAGCTATCAGCCACCATAGACCGCAGGGGACTATCGTCATGCGGCGTAGCACCGTTGACAAGCAGACCACCACCAGTAGGATCAGCATCAATGTCACCGGCAGAACCGCCACGTGGGCGATGTGCTCTCAAGTCACTGTTATCAATCTCACTGTCGGAGAAGTTAGTACAGTTTTGGATGTACGGAGATTTGACAATGTAAGCACCGCTGTAAAACGCAAAGTTCCAACCTTGAGTTGTAGGCAGGGTAGCGTCAAGAGTGTTCCCAGTACCAGTACCGGCTTGCATACCGGTAAGCGTCAGGTTAGCAATATACGAACCGCTGTTCAACTCAAACAAAGTGTTGTTTTCAGTTGCAACAGTTGGATGTACAATACAACTACGCAGTGCCTGACCAATAATAGAAACGTTACGGCGTTTGATTTGAATCGGTGCGATTTCTTGGTAGACACCAGCAGCAACCACAACGATCTGTCCGTCACCAGTACCAGTAATCGGAATCAAAAGGCCAGAACCGGTGCCGCCAAGGTCAGCATTGCTAGCAGTCAGTACATCACCAATGGAGTACTCTTCTAGAGTAGTTTGTTGAGCAGCACTAAGATTGATAGCAGTAACAGCGCCACCGGACACAGTGATAGTAGCTTGCAAACCAGTACCAATACCAGTACCAGAGCTGTGCGTCAGACTGACATTACTGTAAATATCATCGACGTAACCAGAACCACCGTTAAACCCAGTAGCAGTTACATCAATTTCAATCTCACCGTTGATCTGCTCAATAGCACCTTTGATGGTTTCTTTCGGAGTACTAATACGGTGACCATCAGCCGCATCATCACCACCAGCTTTGTCCACATAAACCACGTTAGGTTGTGAAACAAAGCCGCCACCTTCAGACACAGTTAGCCAACCACTACCACTCCAAATAGATAGTGCACGGTTACTATCATTTTGAAGCCAGGTTTTACCAACTTCCCAATCACCATCAAGTCCAGGGTTAGAAGTTTGAACAATGGTGTCAAACCGCTTAGCGGCAGCACTAGAAGTAAAGATGCTGGTATCAGCCGGAGCAGGAGAACCTGCATCTTGCTCAGCAAGGTTGATGATGTCACCAGCTTTAATGCGGTCAAGATCGACGGAACCTGCAGCAATACCCAAAGTAGTTTGACCACCAAGAGTAGTTTTGCTTAGACCAGTGCTATCAACAAGGATGTCATCCGTGATAGCAGCGTCGATCATGTCGTCGATCTTAGCCGTAGTAGCAATCGTAGTGTCGTTATTAGGGTTGGTTTCTGCCGACGTAACAATGTCAGCATCTTTTATTCTATCGAGATCAATAGAACCAGACCCAAGACCAAGAGTAATAGTGCCGTCGCCATCGTCAGTTATGGTGATACCAGTACCATCGGTACCAATATCATTAGTAATAGCAAGGTCAATGCGGTCATCAATCGCCGCAGTCGTGGCAATAGTATCGTCATTGTTTGGCCAAGTCTCCGAAGATGTGATAGTTTCACTTAGCTCATCTTGGAAACGGGCATCAATAGCAGCAGTGCTAGCAACGTGATCATCATCACTGACCCAAGTTTCAGTGCTAAGAATAGTCTCAGCCGCTTCATCAAGGAACCGCTGATCCATAGCGGCGGTGGTAGCAATCTGAGTATCAGAGCTTACCCACGTTTCATCACTATGGATCGTAGCAGTTTCATTGTCCCAAGTATAAGCTTTAATTTCTTGAACAGCAAAGTTGTTCTGCTCAAAGTTTTGGTTAAGGTCTTGAGCACGAATAGAAGAGCCTGCAAAAAACGTGCTCTTCAGTTCGTCAACATTAGTGTCCCGATAGATTCTAACTTCAACACCACTATCAGGCGCAGTGTCAAACAGAATCGTTACAGCGTTGGCAAAACTATATTCAGTTGTAGGTTGGACAGTACCGTTAAGGCTTACCTTAACGTCAGTCTCATCAATGTATTCAAATGAAAACTCGAAGGAGGTACGAGAACCATCCCCAGTAAAATAATTTTCAGGATTTACAGCCATTTACGCTAGTAAGTAATTGGGAATGGGTGGATTATTTATTAGTAAGTGGGAACGTAGGAGATTCACCACGACGTTGTTGGATGTCACCAGCTTTTGTTTCAAACTGGCGGCGACGTACTTCTTGATAATTACTAAGCTCACGTTCTGCGAGGTTCTTAGCATTACGCAGTGCACGATCTAGCTCGTTGTAAAGGTTATCCCAAAGCTCAGCTTTAACGGGGCGACCACTTTGACGCTGCTGATTGAGAGCTTTACGCCACTCTTTAGCAGGTTTAGACCGCATAATCCGTTGGATTTCACCTTTAAAGTACTTTTGCTGACCCATTGCATTGAACAATTCAGACCGTTCTTTCGGAGTGTATTGAACACCCTGACCGTTGGTCTGGAAGGTAGGACGTGCGTCAAATTCAATGTCAATCAAGAACTGTCGTTCAGGAGTAATACTGTCGGATACTTTCATAGGCATGATAGCATTCCAACCTCTAGTGAAGAAGTTTTCAGCAAAACCAATAGGCTCTCCGTCAATCCAGTCATAAGCATTAGGCAGTGCACCCTTGGGATCCACAACATCCAAATACTTGTTACGGTTACGCAGCAGTTGGAAGAACTCTTGGTCAACTTCACGCAGTTGGGGTGCGATGACCTTACCAAGCTCATTACGGAAACCAGATAGAGGTACCAAAGAACTAGCAAAGTTAGCCGCCCAGCGGCTCATAGCTGCAGGGTTACCAGTCAACACATCGTTCATCGGCTCCAAACCAGCAAGCATAGACTTGTTAGTCAAGTTAGCAGCCAGCAAGAATCCCATCTTGTTAAGGCTAGTTTCCAGATCATTGTCAGCGACAGAATCGAAGTTATCCATCATGTCGGCAGTCAATGCCAAGAAATCAGCCATGGGTCCAAGACCGTCATAACTGTACCATTGACCGTCCCAACCTTTATAGCTGCGAGGTTGCCAGTTAAGCTGACGACGCACACGTTGACGTTCTTTGTCAAAGTGACCATTACCGTGCAGACGATCGTTCATGAACAACCAGGATGCACCCATAATAGTTGCAGTACCAATAGCCTTACGTCCACGAATCTCAGCACGAAGGTTGTTAAATGCCTCTTCAGTTACAGGCAGACCTTTGCTCTTAAGAATACGCTCGATCTCTTCACCAGTAAACTTTTGACCAGGCAATGCAAGTTTATTGTAATCTTCCAAGAACAATGAAATAGGACTAAACTTGTTAGTCATTGTAATCATGTTAGCTGACGTTCTCGGGAACATCAGGAAGGGTTTCATAAACTTATTGCGATCAATAAAGCTGCTGATAGATTTAACAGCAGGATTGTCAAGGTTCAAAGCAATTTCACGGCTAGCGTATTCAACTGCTTCGTCAGTGATCATTCCAGTGCTGTCAAACATATCGTTGTACAGGTTGTCCGAGATACGCTTGAGTTCATCACCAGTCAGGGTTTTACCACTCTTTGTAAACTGGTCAAAGGCACGACCACGAGCCTCTGCGTTAGCAATAACAGCACGGGTAAAACCGTCGAGAGCTGTCATAGCATTGGCACCGAACCTAAGAACAGGGTTGTTGCCAACATCTTGCAAGGTCTCAGCAATGTGATACAGAGCCAACGGACCAGACTCACCACCTTTTTCAGCAGCCAAGGCATACTCACGTAGAGTTTCCATGGTCTGCTCATTCTTGGTTACAAGATCATCACGCATGATATACCCAACAGAGTTAGGATCAGTAGATGCCTTTTTGAAGACATCTTTCATGTGTGAGAATCCTTTTTGGAATGTATCCATAAAGGCAGAGTACTGGTACCAACCACGTTGTAGTGTCTTAGTGTCGCCAAACGACGCAGCACCGGCAAACACCGACAAAGGCTTCGTCAGCATCAGCACAGAGTTACCAAGAGCAGCACGTAGTGGAGTACCAAAACTGGTCAACACAGAGTTATAGATGTTTGCCCAGGCACCCTGAACAATCTGGTTAGGGATCTCAGGTTTGTTATCATAGAATGCTTTATCAATCCGACCCAAGCTATTATTAGCAAAGTCGTGCAGTTTAGACAGAGTATTGATGTTACCATCAGTGTACTCATATGCATGGGTAAGAGGAGCCAGAAACTCAGGACGTTCCTTAGAAATGGTATCCATGGACTGCCTAAAGGTCTTAGCACTGTCAACAATTTCTGCCAGACGCTCATCAGTAGCATCTTTAGCAGCTTGAGCAGCAGCTTTGATACCTTTAGGGTCGTTACGCATACGCTTCCAAGTATTAAGGAAGTTAAGCGATTGACCTTTGAGGTGAGCAGCCAAACCTTTCTCAACCATCAGATACTCAACACGGTCAAGGATCTGCTCTTGAGCACGGGACACAGCATCTGTACCTGCCATAAGGCGAGCACCTTCAGCCAAGTCAGCAATCTGACCACCCATAGAAGTAGTCATGTAAGCTTGTGCCTTGAGGGTATCCATATTAAGATACTCATCCAGCAGATTCTTGATGGTCTTCATAGCGGCGTTGTAACCAACGTCACCCAGTGCTTGTACCTTTTGACCAAGCTTATCATACTCATCCTTAAATTCATCAAGAGTAGCCTTGAGGAATCCAGGGTCCATACGTGGATCCATAAGGATCTCAGACAGACGAGTACCAGCCTCATCAATCTCTTCAAAGCTTACCCGTGCACCACTGGCGAGTTCTGCGCTATACCGACCACCCTCTTTAATCTGAGATGCAATAGCTTTGACCAAGGTACGCTTAGTCATCTCATCTGCATTCAAGCCATACTTAATGGCACCTTCAGTTGCAACAGAACCAAGGCGGCTATATGGACCTTCAAGGTTCTTAGTAGCAGCAACTTGGTCAACTGCAGCACCGAGAACACCGGCGTTATCTGCAGAACGTACACCAGATTCATCAATGTTAAACACGTCTTCAGCACCAAACACAGGAGTGTCCAGGTCATCATCCATGTTTTTGATGTAAGCATTGACAGCACCCAGTTCATCTAAGGTACGTTCACGGGCGTCAGCTGACTTAAGAACAGCTTCCTCAGGTGTAGCTGGACCGACATTATCCACACCCTTCCAGGGTTCTGCCAGTTCATTTTCAGGAACATACCGACGAACTTTACCAAAAGAACGGGCAATTCTACCAGCACCCAGAAGAAGGTCAGCAAATAGACCCAAACCAACACCTTCAAGAACGTTCTTAACACGCTTAGTGTTAGAGTCGTCAGAACTCAGAGTAGCAAGGTTATCAGGAACCCACTGCATATGCTGAGGGAACATCTCCTTAAGCTGACCCAAGGCGTTGTGATCTTCGCTAGTGCGGCTAATAGCATCAACACCAGCACCCACACCAGCAGCCAGGAGAGGCTCACCAGATGCAGCAGCGATTTTACCGATGTTACCGGCTTTAGCCAGTTTACTAGCAGCTGGCAGTCCCCTAAGAAGAGTTGCAAGTCTACCAACAACAAGGACGTTAGGAGCGATAATAGAAGAAAGCTCCCGCATACCTTGATAGATGTCGCTCTTGAACTCAGGAATTTCAGGAATATCAACTCCTGGAATCATATTAAGAACGTCAGTACCAAAGTCAACAACACCAGTAGGAACAGCAAGACCAGCTTCTGCAATGTTACGAACAGCATCACCTGCATCGTAACCTTCATCCCACGGGAAGAATTGTTCCTTTGGTTCTTCAGGTTGAGTGGGTTGTGCAGGTTGAGCACCTGCAGGTTGTGCAGCTGGTTGTTGTGCCTGTTCTACCGTAGTAGGCAGTTCAGTAAACCGAGCTGCATCATCCTCTAATCTTTTTTTATGTTCAGGAGTAAAAGCACTATTATCTTTTGCTTTTGTATCCTCTTCAAAGAAATCTTGATACATTATTTAGCTCCTGAAATCCTAAAGTTACCAGCACGACGACGTTGGTCGGCTTCAAGTCGGTTCATGTCGTTGTTAAAACCAGAAGCTTCAAGGCGTCCAGTACGGGGATTGATAAATGATTCAGCACGTAACCTGCCAATTACTTCAGGTGTAGCACCTTCAGCAATGATACGAGGGATACGTTTAACAAAGTCAGGTACAGCTGCAGGAGCTTGTACTCGGAGATCAAGGATGTTGAACATAATTAAGTTGTAGACATCTGTACCAGGAGAGGCGAACCTACTGAGTTGATTAGCGTACTTCTGTTGGGTTTGATTCAGAATACCACGCCATTTGTTATCAACCTCTTCAGGGGTGTAGTTATTACCGCGACCGCCACTTACGGTACCACGGTTATTATGTCCATCACCAGGATCGGTATGACCATAGAAGTTTTTAGTGTACCCACCGTTAGCAGTACGTGTACCTTCGTTTACTCCAATAGAAACAAAGAAGGGGTGATCAGAAGAACTGATGCTACCAAGGTTACCTTCAGGCGCTTGAGCGGTAGTAAACGCCGGACGCACTGGCCAATCACGTGTGGTAACACGGCGTAAATGGTTCTGACTAATGTTACCAGAAAGAATACGGTTAATAGCTTTTTTTAGATCAGGACTAGCGTTTTCATGGGTATCACTCAGTTGCCTGAGAGAAGGAAGTTCTTCCATCCCAAATGTTTGTCGTCCACGGTGGATAACATTAAGAGGACTAACCTGCAGCTGATCTGCAAGATAAAGAATAGAAGGATCCATTTTATACCCCGGTTTACCCCAACCATCAGCAGCTCGAACAAATGTGTCCTTACCAATCAACCTATCCAAGATAGCCTCATTCTCAAGAACTGCTTTACCAGTAGTTTGAGCTTCTGCATTGATGTCGATAAGACGACGATTAGCTTTAGTTACAGAATCAAGATTAACCTTACGGTTTAAGAAGTTCTCAAAACCATCTTTACTGACATAGTAAATACTGTTAGGATCTGTTAAACCGGCGGTAACTTCCTGTTTTAATTCTTTAAACGCTTGGATGGAAGCTGCAACAGGATTATCTGCATACTCAGGTGTGCCAATCAATTCGTTAGTGCGTTGTTTATGCAACGCCATAACATGATCATACACTAAGTTAGAGTTACCACCAGATGCTCCAGTAGCATTCGCTTCACGGATAAATGGATGTTGAAGAACAAGAGCTTTAAACTCTTTATCAACAGCATCGTAACCGCCTGCATCTTCACGCAACTGTTTTTGAGCTTTAGCGGATTCAAGGAATGCTTGTTGAATTTCAGGAGGCTCAGTAATAAGATCAGCAGGGTCAAGCAAACCAGCTTTCTGCTGCATCTTGTACATCTGCATCTTAGCTTTAACTTCTAAGGCAGTTTGACCGTACTTAGAACGGTGATCATTAAGCAAGTTGTAATCTACTACAACATTGTTGCGACGAGCAACTTCATTCAAAGCCTCTTCACCAGCTTGGTAATCAGCTTCAGTTGGTACTTCAGGTAACGCAGAAACAATCTGCTGTTCTGCCAACCTAACTTGCATCACACCATTAGTCTGGCTATTATTAAATGCTTCCTGTTGTGCTTTACGGATCTCAGTCTGGATAGCTGTAATTTTAGTAGAGTACACAGGATCATCCATGTACTTCTTACCCGTATCGGGGTTGACCATATCGGCAACCATACCTTCAAGATCCACATACTTACCAGCTTTAGCCAGTGTAAGCATGTCATTCTGCATTTGTTTCCAGCTACCACCGTACTGCAGGCTAACAACCTTACCGTTCTTGTCTTGAACAACAGTCCTAGACACAGTATCCAGATACTTTTGAAGGGCACCAGGATCAGTAGCAGCAGTTTGTTGGAAGATCTCTAAAGCTTCAATACGTTCACGTTCAGAGTCACGAAGAGCAATACGATCTGCATTAAGAGTTGCACGGCTTTCGTCCACTTGACGCATGGTTGGGAAAGCATACTTAGCAATCATCCCCCGGCTAATGCCAGCGAACTGCTCCATATACTGTTCCCGCAAATAAGCACGGATAGCAGATTCTTCTACTTCAGTAGGCTCTGCTTCGTTGATCTTAACTTTGTAGTGACCGTTAGGACCAAAGGTAATCTCACGTTCATCAGTCCGACGTGCTTCATCGTAGAAGTCACTGTATTTAGCAGCGATGTCTTGAGTAGCCTTGACTCGATAATAATGCCCTTTGAGACCACCAAGCTCAGCAATACGCTTGCTAACACTGTACGGAGCACCGTTACGGTTAGCTGCTACAGCTGCTTTAGACGTAACACCGTCACCCTCTTGAAGGATACGTTCACCTTCATCAAGAGTAGCAATGTCGTTTTCTTGCGAAGCCAGATCTTCATAGTACAAAGCGTTGGCAGATGCCTCTTGCTTTTTGTCGTAGATCTGTGCAGCAGTACCCAAGAATCCTTGCAGAGTTTCAGAGAAGTCAGCAAGTTGTGCAAGGTCACGGCTGTAAGCATCTGCCTTAGCCTTCATATTAGCAAGGTTACCCTGCTCTAAATTACGAAGGCTAGCATCAATTGTACCAAGATTTTCCCGTAGGAAAGGATTAGGATCAGGGACTTTAATAGGATCGAAGCCTTGGCGTTCGGTAAACCCCTGAAACTGAATAGGATCAATAGCCATTGTTTTTAACCAAAGTCATAACCAAACATTTTACCCTTAGCTCCACCAAACGTTGTACCAAGAGCACTCATAGCTGCGCCACCAATAGCCAGTGCCATGTTAGGAGCACGTCCAGGTTGGAACGTAGGCTCAGGCATTTCCATCAACGGTCCTTCCATAATTGAACCGTACACTTGGTAATCAGCTTGGAAGTGCTGACGACTAGCTTGCGCTAGATTAGCTTCAGATTGACGAGCAGCACTAGCTAAACTTTTAGCAAGGATAGCTTGGTTTCGTCCGTACTGACCAAGACTTTCAACAGCTGCAGCGCGTTGGGCACTTTTACCGTACCGCTCACTAGCTGCTGATTTACCCATTTCTTGACTTAAGTTTTTTTGGAAGTTAACATTATTAAAAGCAAATTCAGCCATCTGCTCATTGAACCTGATTTGTTCAGACACATAAGCACGGCTTGCAGCATCGGCATTAAACTCCTGCTGCATCTTGGCAAAGTCAACTTGACGACCATACGCCCGTTGGCGGTATTCGTTCATCATCTGCGTCTTTCGACGCGATAAAGCGTTGGAGAATGTCCCTTGCCTTACTTGATCAATATGTTTCTGCTGATCACCAAAGGCTCCAGCGATACCCATGCCAAGCTGAGCAACGCCCAAAACGGCTGATACGGGATTTAGTACTACCATAATCGTACAATCTCTATAGAGTAAACATTATCAGGTCCATCCGGGAATACCCGTAGCACCTTAAAACCTAAATACTTCGCTAAGTTAATTAGATCAGTATTTTTTATATCAATAGTCGTCCAAAGATAAGGACGGTTTATGTGTTCCATTAACGCTTTACCGAATCTAACGGTTGTGCGTGGATTCTTTTTAACTTGCTTCGTCATCTGTATCCAAACGAAGTTATCTTCCGATACTCCATAAGCTCCATAAAGACTCCCATCAGGTCCGTAGATTAGATAGGAGTCATCTTCATGGATATACATAGCCAATGAAAGGACAGGGTGTTGTCCTATCCTTTCAAAATCTTGCAAACCTCTATCCAGCATTTGACTGGTTAGTTCTAAGGTGTCGTTAATGGTTGCTGGTTTAAAAGTAAACCCACGGGTGGATGTAGCCATTAGCCTCTTCTATAGAAACCAGTGTTATACTTACCTTCCCAATTCAAGCTTAGCAGTGACACCGGCAGAGGTGAATCACCAATGATCTTAACTGAAAGGTTTTCATTACGTTGGTAAAGCGGTACAGTGTGAATAGCCTCAGCAGACAAGTTCACATTGTTCAGATCATACACATTAGGCTGGACAGCTTCAATGGTATTACTCCATTCTGGACGACCGGTAATGTCGATTTGATACTTAACAGGACCGCTTAAGCCGGTAGACACTTTGATACGATGAATGATAAGATCAGAGGTAAAGTCAGACTTAGCTGTTTGACCGTCAGTTTCAGTTACAAAGAACTTAGGAAGTTCAACTTCCATATTATAGATGTAACCAATGATCAAATCACGTCCACGATAGTCGCCAACAATATCAACGTAATACCCATCTACATCGCTCTCTACGGTGGGGTAAAGTACTGCGCCTACCGATGCCCTAGTAAGAGCATCCGAAGCGCCTATGTAGCGCCCTAGAAGGACTACAGAGAGTGTGCCACCAGAGACTTCATCGTACGGTAAACGAACCCTAGTGACGTCTGAATCGTCACCATCAGGGTCATATTCTCGATAAGGGTTAACGTTCCAAAGATCGAGGCAAACATCAGTCTTTTCTCCCGTAGGTAGAGTTAAGAATCCTTCCTCACTTGCTTGAGTAAGGTCATAGGATTGGACGTAAACATTAGTACCGTTAGCAACAGTAGCGTAGTAGGTGCTAGCATCAAAGAATTGGTTAAGCAAGGTACCAGTCAGATTCCACTTATACCAAGATGAAGCACGGTTCTGGCCTACAGTAGTAAATCGGTACTGATAAATCGTACTATTGCCTGATGTACCAAGAGAGATCATTGAAAGAGCAGGTGATGCAATAAATGAATCAATCGTCTCAGGAATCAACTCAGGAACAATAATACTAGGTTCAACCATATCAGGTGGTCGATCCGTGCTGATATTACCTATCTCATATAACCGAGTATACAAAGGAGTCTTACTGACAAAAGCTAGGCTAGTACCAAGGTTGACCGCCTCAACTGAAGGATCACACTCATACGTTGACAACTCGTTAATTTTAGCCGTCTTAGGACTGAGAATGTCAGCATCCGTAGTAAGGATGAACTGCTCAGTATCGCTGAATAGAACAAGACCAACACTGGTAGGCAGCACGTACCGATGGTTAACAGGTCGAATAGAAGATGCAGTGATGTCAATAGGATCATCATCTGTAACAGTAAGAGCGGTAGTCACCCAGAAATTAAAGTAATCACCAGCTCTACTCAGAATAACAGCTTCATTAGAAAGGAAGCCAAGTCGGTTACGATAGAAGAAAAGATTATTGATCTTAGATCCAACAAAACTAGAAGTAGGATTAGTAGTTTCATCACCAACTAATCTATCTTCCCAAGATATTGGACCAAAGGTAAACGATCCATCTGCTTGCCGCACAAGCTGGTGAGGCATAGTCAACGGATCAAATTTATATTGGATGCCAGGAGCAGTAGTTTCTTCCCAAACACCAGTACCGTAAGTAGCACCACCATCAGCCACAAACTTGACGTACATATCATCGATGTCAATGTCTGCGCTGTTAGCAATCTTAACTACATAACCATCTCTACATTGGATAGGAAGGTCAGCAACGGTAGCGGTGGATTCTTGGAAGACAAACAAAGCGTCTTCTGACGGACCGCCTACAACAGAAATGGTAAACGGATTATCGGCACTGATGTACATACCAGCACCCACAACAGTAGCAGAGTAAGTTGTACCTCCAAATGTGTTACCGTCAATATCAGTTTTAAGATCGTTAATGATAGCATCTACGTCACCACCACTACCAGAGTTGTACGAAGCTCTCTCAACACCATCAAGATAAATACGGTAATGACCCGTACCGACAACCTTAACGACAACAAAGGCTTCGTTAGGTTTAGCGGCAGTGGTATCTGCTTCAAGTGCTACAGTTTTTGCCTTGTTAAGAACAAAGGTGTAGTCATTCAAGGTGAGAACTTCAATGTCAGAAGCAGTAGCACCATTGAAATAACCATCGCCAGGAATCGAAGTAATAACACAGTTGTCAAGCTCGTCTTGGTAATCAGAAAGAGCAGTAGCTTCAGCAGTTACAGCATTATCATAGTTAGTCTGAGCCGTATCCATAGCAGCTTGAGCAGTGCTAAGATCTGTAGCGTCGTGGGTAGCAGCTACAGTCAAGATAGCTTGGTAGACACGATAACCTCGGGAAGCAATGATAGGATACTCGTTAGTAAACTCAGTACCCAATGCATAGTTAGCAGGTAAAGTTGTGGTAGCACTAATAATAGTGTTGTTGTTCTTTACAATGTAAACGCCAGTAGCTCGGAGAAGGATACCTGATTTAACAGTCTGTTCAATCTCACCTGGATTATCATATTCATATTGTACTTCAAACAATGCTTGTTCAGTAGCGTTCTGACCATCAAGCACTTCTTTATATTCAGCTTGAGCTGCGTGAAGTTCAGCTAGGCGAGTAGCAGTTGTTTCAACAGCGGTATTATAAGTAGCAAGATCAGCTTTAAGGTTGACAAGATTACAGGTACCTGGAACACCTGTATCACTACCCATATCTACAGCACGTGGAGAACCATCTAAAAGATTCCACACACGAAAGGTATTGTCATCATATTGAGCGACATACTTTTCGACTGGATCCCTCAGGATTGAAAACCACTTACCATCAGCAGTAGCGCCATAAAGATCAGATACAAATTGTCCACCTGGGCGCTTGAGAAGACCAAGAGCATAGTCTGGAAAGGTATTCACAGAATCCCGTACTTGTCCAGGAAGCTTACGGTTATCCGGTTGTTGTGAAATACCAAATAGAAGGTTGGGAATCCTTTGGGTTACAGTACTCATCGCATCAATGCTTGGAAAGGTTGATAGCTATTGTAATAGTTCTCTCCATCACGGAACCCA